AATGCCATTTTTGGGTTCTCCTTCGTGAAGAAGTCAATTCTTTATGACTGCGCTTCTGAGAGTATGTATTATTTTGAACCATTCACGAAAGGGTCAGAAACTCCACCCCATATCTAGGTTTTCACCCTTTCCCATCTGCCACGCTGTCCCCCGCCCGTCCACGAATGTGTTTTCCGTCAAACCGTCCTCCACGAACCCGAACGGGGTCATTTCCTCTTCCAAATTTTTCATTTGCTCTTCATACAAGTCCTTGCGGATGTCACTGCCAGTGATCTGCTTAAAGTATGACTGTGTGGTGAGCCACGAGAACAGCACAAGGGTCATCACCAAATCGTCGTTGTGGTTTTCCTCTGCCTCGAACGAATCGCCCTTGGCAACAAAGGAGCAGAACTCGTCCACCGTGTCAAAGTCTTCTACTATCAGTTTGCTGTCTTCGATCAGATTTTTCAAAATAGAACAGCCGATGCGCTTCACCGCAGTGGAGGTCTTGACCCCTTTCAGAGAACCACCCTTGCCACCAAAGCCGCCGTTCACCACCTGTCCCTTGCGTCCCTGCATGGACACATATACAACATTGTCGTATTCCAAGTCATCGTGAAGGATGTCTGCGACTTGACCACCAATATCGTTTACTTCAATCAAACAGTACGCATTATTATACTGTCTGAGTATGGGGTAGATGGCATTGGGATACAACATGGGAGCCAACTGGTTGTTTCGGAATGTGACAACCTGCCGATACGGTATGCTGCTCACATCAATCACCGAATACGCATGGTAGTCCAATCCCTGCCCACGCGCAGTGTCCACCACCGTGATGTATTTGTTGCCCGGAACAGGACGAGCATACACCTTCAGCCCCTCGCCATTTCTGAATTCAGGTGTCTTATACACCAAACACTTCAATTTTTCAGAATGCACAAGGGTGTGCATGGAGCCGAGGAATTCACACTCAAATTCTGTTCGGAACTGCTCTTCGCTGGTGTTGGCTATAGTCTGCTTTTTCCATGCATCATCGCGTCCAGGTACATCGCTCCAGTGGACTTCAATTGGAACATATTCGTTCTTGCCGTCTTCTCCCGGTCGCTTATTGGCATTGATCCAAAAGCGATAGAACATATTCAAGCCCTTGGGCGTAGAGATGATCGTGACCTTCGTGCTTTGACCGCTGGTGATGGTGGGATACACGGACGAGAAGAACTCTTCCGCCACATTCTGCGGCACATACGCAAACTCGTCAAGGAAGATGTAGTTGAACGATCCACCACGCACAGCAGACGATGATGTGGCTGATGCAAGAATCTTGGAGCCGTTCTCCAACACGATTGATCCCTTGTTCCACTCCACCACGCCCTGCTGCAACCACATGGGCAGATATTCGTATGCCAGTTTCAGGCGACCAAGCAGTTCGCGTGCCGTTGACAGTTTGTTTGCGAGAATGGCTACGCTCATGCTCTGATTGAACAGAACATAGTGCAACATATACGCAATGATCGTGGTGGATTTACCTGTCTGTCTGGGCAGTTTGCCGATCACGAAACGGTTTTCGTGAATGGTGCGTATCATCCGCTCCTGATACTCATACGGCTCAAACGGCACCAATCCCTTGTCAAGCGAAACGATCTTCACATAATTTTTGATGAAATACAGGGGGTCTTGGGAGCATTTCACATATTCTTCAATCTGCTCGGGAGAAAAGTTAACCTGAACCCCTGCTGCTTTGAGGTTTGCGTTTCCAAGGTATTTGTTGCTCTTGTTACTCAACGGTCTTGTCATCCTGTATAGTCTGTCGAACATCGGGGCGGTTGTCGAACGCCTTCATCGTGGATCGGGTGGAGTTGATGATGTCCTGTAGTTCCTTCGTGGAACCCACATAGATGGACTGATTGGTTGTGGTATTGTTTGTAACGCTTTGGTCAACCTTGCGAACGGTCTTTACCCGATTGTGTAGATCCATGAGTTCACGATTGGTTTCTGAAAGCGTCTTAATCATCTGCGCCACCACTTCATAGGCTCGGGGCTGATCCCCTTCTTGTGCCACCTGAATCACACCGTCCAGTGCGTTCTTGCCCATGTTCACCAGTTCTTTCAGATTGTCCCGCACGATCTGATAGTCGGTTTTCAGGTCATTTGCCAACTCCTCATCGGTGAGTGGGCGAGGAGGAACGGAAACAACCACAGCATTCTGTGGGATGCCAGTGTTGGTCAACGGTTTTGCTTCAGGCTCTGCTCCCAGAGCCTTTTCAATATGATCGAACTCACTCATGCTCTACTCCTTAGATGTTCCAATCCACGGTCACGCCACCAGTATCCATTCCACCCTGATATGTGACTCCACCTGCATCAAAATCATTTTGGTAAATCTTGACATACGGTGTGTAATTGTTCATGTTGGAATTGGCTCCTGATGGACCAGATATTCCAATAATGTCTGTGGCATAGTTGGGTGTGTCCGTGGTGTTTCCTGGCAGGAAGGTGATTCCACCGGCAACAAAATCCTCGTCAAACACATTCCCGTTCCACATATTCGCTTGAACCACACGGATTTCCTTGTAGTTCTTCTTGTTGCCGAACAGATAGGTCTTCATCGTGAAGTTCAGGGTGAATATAATGGATCGTCGTGTCTGAAAGTCGCCCTCATAATCCTCTTCGGAAGAAACAGAGTTCAGGTATAGGGGAACATCAACCTTTCGGTTTATGTCATCAAAATTCATGGTAACCACGAACTCTGGCGCAAAGAACGGCAGAATCTGCTCCACTATCCGCAGCCCGTCTTCCATGTTTCGGACATACACATACAGTCCAAAGTCGATGTTGTAAGGGACTTCAGCAAAGGTGTAGTCCACTCCACTGGGGGCACCAGTGGGTCTGACTATATTACGCATGGTGCTGTTGCGCTTGCGGGAGGGATCGTAAACATATCCCGTGATCTCAAACGCCATGCGCGGCAAGGTAATTTGGTTGGGGTTGTTCAGGTAAGGATCACCCGACAACCGCACCTTGTATTTTTCTTTTGGAGCATATGCTATGGGAACAAGCAGGGTCTTGGTTCCACTGCTTTCCTGCTTGTCAATATAGATTTGGTTGAACAGTGAACCAAATGCCACCACCATTCGCCGTATGGAGCCGTTGTAGAAGTTGGTAAACATCAGTAGTTACCTTCCGAGAACGGATCTCGCTCTGTAAAATCAAAGATGTCATCTTGAATCTTCTCCAACTCCAACTGGTCGTTGTCCTGCTGATCTTGGTGGTTGACCCGTATATCGGTGGTGTAAACTCCTGAAATTGGGTGGATTGCTCCACTAACTGCTCCCACCGCATAGCCACCTGCTTGGAATTTTCCTTCTTGTCGGTTGACATACAGATACTTGTTTCCAGCGATGGGAACCGTGTATTTGTTGACACGACCAAAAGCGGTCTTGTTTGATAGTGTGCCTGTGTAAACCTCTTCTCCGACCGCAAAAGATCCGGTTCCACCCGATCCAAGAGTCAAGCCAATCAGATAGGAGGATGTGATTTCCATAACCGCATCCATTTCTGTCTCGCCTGTGTCAATCTTCTCGTTGGAATACTTGAAGGCTTCGCAGGACAGTTTGAAGGAGTATCTGTCTCCAGCAGGATAGAAAGGATTATCGTGTTCCACGAACTTGATTTCAAACATTCCGTATGGGTAATCAAAGAACACAATGTCCCCTTCGCGGGGGCGACCAAGCCGCCTAATTTCTGCATTGTGCCCCATCACATCCATAAACCGCTTCCGTGACACGATGAATGTGGCTGCTTCCTTTACATCCAATCCAAAGCGACTCATCTCTTGATCGCCTTCGTATCCTTCCGCATTTTCAAGATACATTTCAATCCGATTAGCGTCCTTGAACTCGGACACCTCTTCTCCAAAAATAAGGTCTTCCGTGACTTTTTCTCGCGGAATGTAAATCATCTCATGCCCGTGGATTTTGATCGCCTCGGTCGTGAGAGATTCTAGAAGAGTCTGCTCGCCCTTCTTGTTCCTGCGAAAATACGGATTAACTGTCATGCTTATCCTGTAATGAATTCAGGTGGTTCCTGATACTTCAGGAGGACATCTTCTTCTATCTTGGATACTTCGTCCATAGCCTCCTGATAGATGCGCTGTCCGTTGAAAGTAATGTTTCCTGGCAGCGGGATGCCCTCGTACTTCGACAAGTTGGCACCCCACTGCATTTTGATTAGTGCTGTGGCGTATTTCTTGAGCATGGGGTCATTCCACGCTTCGCTATAAACCTCGGGATCAACTATCGTGTAGCCTTCAATAAGCAGATATTGTCCTGTCAAAAAGTCTTCCCAATTCATGTCGATATTGAGTTTGTTGTTGTACTTGTTGAAACGGATCTGCTTCTCAGGATCAAGCAGTTGCTGCAACATCTCAATATACTGCATGGTTGTGACAAAGTAGTTAAGATTCATTTGTCCGGTGCGAAGACCGTAGAAGTCATTCAGTGCCATCTGATACCGAACATTGAAAATATTGTTGATCTGTAGATTGAAACCTATCTGAAACACGCGAGAAACCGTCATCAGACTGGCATCTATGGCAAAAGTATCAATATACCGATTGGTCTTGTCCTGCTCGGTGACCTGATACTTGTAATATGTGCGCTGTGCCCCGTTGGAGTTCCAGTCCGCAAAATACTGGAGGGCTTGGTCAATACGGTCTTCTACCTGTGCGTCATCCACATTTATTTCAATAACAGGCGCACCGAGAGCGCGTAGGCAGTATTCCTTGAATTCTTGTCGTGTGCGCGGCTTTGCCATAACCCTTCTCCTTTTGAAGTATTTAGGAGTCTGTGGTCTTGAGTTTCAGGGTCAGTCCGCTTTTCCGTTTCATAAGCGTTTCGCCGCTCTCGTTTGTGTAGATTTTTGGCTTTTTCTCTTCTTCAATCATCATAAGCAATCTAGCAAGTTCTCCCTCTCGGTTGCATATACGGTCGCAGTATTCGTCTATGATCGGAAGGTGTACGGTATTCACCCCATCACTGGCGTAATGCCGCACTCCGCGCTCATAAACACGAATATGAAATCCATATGGAGCAGAGTAGTCTGGTTCAACCTTTCTGAAGTCCGAAAAGAAGTACTCGTTTCCGTTCAGGGTTATCTTTTCAAATCCATAATGAACAAGCATCATAAATTATCCTCCCAAAAAT